ATATACAGCATAAAGCCAATACAATGGAGAACAGCTTGTCCCACACATAGAGAAGTTTAATTCTAAATTTAACTCTTCTGCTATTTCCTTGGGCCAGTTATAGTATTGATCTGCTATAACGTGAAGTTTATTCACTAGTCACCTAACGGGTTAACTTTATCCCATAAGCTCTTGTTAGCTTCTTCCTCGAGGTCTTTTCTAACTTTGTCGTTTTCTAATTGAGCGTTGTCTAAAGCATTCTCGGCATCCTCATAGTAGTTCTTATAAGCTACTATAATTGCCTGTTGTTGTTGAATATGTGCCATTAAATCTGATAAGTTCAAAGCAAGTGTTTCGTAACCGTCATCAGTCAGTCCAAACAGGACTATATCTTTTTTATCATCTGATATACGTTTCCATACTTCTTCTACATTATTTTCATTAATAACAATCCATTCAACTTCTTTTAAATTTAGTACACTAGCATCAGGTACTACTAATGTTGGTTTATCGATCGGTTTAGCACTAACCTCAATTTTTTGAGTAGTTGTACTACAGCCGGCCAAAATTACAACACAAAATAAAGCTAATATTATTTTCTTCATAAGTTTTTCTTTTTCCATGCTTCTGATTGAATAGAAGGATCAAAGTTAGGATTAGCTTTTTCCCAACATTCGGGATTAATTTCGCTAGGCTTTGTTGCTTTAATTTCACTCTCTGTTAAAGGAGAACCTGAAATAATTTCAAAACATCTAAGAGCATTATTACTTGCTCCATTTAAAATGTCCTCAGTATTTCCAGGTCTAGCAACACCTAAGTTACCGATGTCATGTCTACTTAATTTATTCTCGAGTCGTCTGTTTCTTGATTCAATTTCAGTGAAAGCTTCTTGTAGCTTTTTGTTTTCCACTACCATTGCTTCAAACGATTTTCTTTGAGCTTCTAGAGCCGCCTCGTTAGTTTGAACTGCTGTTTCGAGTTTAGCATTATTCTCATTTAAGATAGCCATTCTCTCTTGTGTATCATTGTAATACCAATAGGCACCACCGCCCATGGCACACATCAACACAAACATAATCAAAGATAACTTAAGACCCATAATTTTATCCTAATAATTTTCCTAATGATTTAGGACCCATAATTCCATCTGGTGTTAAGCCATTGCTTTGTTGCCAACGTTTAACGTGTAATTCAGTACCAGGACCATAGTCACCATCTGCTGGTGTAATGTTTAATGCCTTTTGTACTTTCATAACAGTTGGACCTTTAGATCCTTTTCTAACAGTTTCTAATGGAGCTTCTACCTTGGAGGGATCATAATGTTTGCCAAATACTTCTAAAGCATGAGCATAATGTTTCTTACGATCTTCTAGCCCTATTGTTCCACCGTTAATTCTTTTAGTCATGCCAACAATATCTTGTCCGTCAGCATATCTATTTAATCCGTTTGTACTCCAGAACCAACAAGCACTTTCTAAAGCACCTTGTTTAGTTTCTAAATATTCTACTACTTCTTCTGGGGACTTACTAATTGACTTACCAAAGTTTGTGTAGTTTGCTCTACCAGTCAATTGAATAACGCCTCTGCCTCTAAATCTATAACCATCACCAGACGCTGTGTCACCGTTGTCCATTCTGTTGGCATAAATTACATTGGCAATTTTTTCAGGCTGTCTGTGATACTCTGTAGCATCTCTTCCAGCACGTTCAAAGTATTTTGGAAATACTCTGTTCAAAGCATCTGAGCTATAGTTTAAGTTTTCTTTTAGTACTGTGAACTCTAAACTTTCGTGTCCACATTGTGCTAAGAACCCTGCTACTCTGCTTTCTGTATTAATGTCGTATTTAGGTAGCATTTTATTCATAAGTGAATACCACTCTGCTACTTCTTTATTTTTAGATAATATGTTCGCCAGTTTATCTTGTGTAAATTCAAATTTAAAGCTCATTGTTTTTGATCCTTCTAATTTGGTATATTGCTACCAAATACTTATAGCGATCAGTTTACGTTAATCGCTCTTTTGATATTGTCTATTACCTTAGAATCAGCTAAAAAAGATGTGTAACTATCTTTGGAGTTTGGGATTTGTGATAAAGTTTCTTCCGAAACTTCTCTACTAATTGGACTTTTGCCATATCTCATAAACCAGTTCTCAGTTTCAGATACTTTACTAACTTCTTTAAGCATATAGCCAACATTGTCTAATAGGTCTTGGTCTCGTTCTACTTCTACGAAAACCATGTGTTTGCCGTGTTTGTTTGTTCCTGGGGATATCGCGGCATCAAGTATCCATTCATAACCTGTTTCTAAAAAGTCAACTAGGTCTTGTCCAGCTTCTTTATTTTCAACAGCGAAGTTAATAACACAAACGTCTTCGTCAGTTCCCATCTTTGCTTTATAACGATCTACTTCAATATGATCGCTAATTGTCATTCTAAGGTCTCCGTGATTAAGTCCCATCAGATACTCCTGTGTCTTGTACTGTTTCTTCTTGTGCTGTATTAATGTCTTGAGCGTCAAAGCTATCGCCTTCTATCTCAACACTACCTCTGTAAATTTCAGACATTAATGTTTTTGGCATTGTAATTTCTACAACCCAAACTTTGTCTTTTAACATTTTAGGATAGCGTCCGCCCTCTTCCATATTGTTCATATCAGTTTGAGGATCACCTGTCATTTTAGCAGGAGTTTCTAATGTATCTCTTCTAAATGAAACTTTGGCACCATAGTCTAATAATCTTCTAGCACCATCTGGATCAGGCATCTTCTTTTCAGGCCACATAAATGAAGCTGTTACCCAATGTCTTTCAGTAACAGGACCTAGCACTAACTCACCTTCCTTCCAATTCTTATAACCATAAATGTGTACAGCATCTAGTACTCTTTCAAAGTCTACTAGTGTTTCTGTAAAGCTATCTGAATTGTATAGTGATTTAAGTGTTTCTGCTATGTCTAATGCTTTCATTTTTAATCCTATTAAATGTATACTGTATTTATGTCTTAAAACAGGAATATTGTATATCCTGTATGTTTCTGTGTGTCCTTCTTAAATACTTATAGTGGAAAGTAAATATCCGCTGAACAAATGGATAGTTATTGGCCACTATATTTAGACATTGTTTATAGGAGGCACTATGTCAAAGAAAAATCGAAAAAACAAGCATAACCTAGCTTATGCTGACAATACACTAAATTTCGAGAATATTCGGAATAAACCACCACATATAATCCCAAGGTCATTAGCACAAGAGCATTATGTTGATATTTTAACAGATATTAACTGTTCTATTGCTATAACTAGCGGGCCAGCTGGTACAGGTAAAACTTATCTTGCTATGCTGGCGTCTATTAGAGCTTTGAGATTAGGCCAAGTTGAGAAAATAGTCTTAACTAGACCAGCTGTGGGGGTTGACGACGAGCGTCATGGTTTCTTACCGGGTGATTTAAACGCCAAGATGGAACCATGGACAAGACCCCTATTTGACGTGTTAAAAGAATACTACAGTCCTAAAGAAATTACCAGAATGTTAGAAGAAGAAATAATTGAAATTAGTCCACTGGCATTCATGCGAGGAAGAACTTTTAAAAAATCGTGGATCATAGCAGATGAAATGCAAAATGCCACTCCAAGTCAGATGAAGATGTTACTTACCCGCTTAGGTGAAGATTCTAAAATAGTAGTAACTGGTGACGTCAAGCAGGCCGACAGGAAAGATGTTAATAATGGATTGTTAAATCTTACATCTTTAACAGATGAAAAAGAGATGACATACATTAGAACCTGTCAGTTCACTAACAAAGATATAGAACGGCACCCGGCAGTAGCGGAGGTATTGACTTTATATGGCGAGAGTTAGAGTTTAACACAAAAAGTGGATTAACTGGTCACATAACCTGTGAATAACAGTTAATCCACTAAAATTTCATTTTCAAAATCACCATTTTCGGTGGCTAAAACCATTTCAGGTATTATAACTATTGGTTGGCGAACCTTTAAATAATTACACTGATTACTTTTATCAGTTTAAAAAAGGAGATCCAATTATGGAAATCATGGCAAAAATAAAAGGCTGGGCATCGACTCTAGCTGACACAGGCGTAAGCCTAATAGCTTTAGGCATCGTGCTTGAAGTACTTTTTAACGGCCAAGGCATTCCGTTCTGGCCGAACATTAGTGTAATAGCTAACGTTCAAGGCATTCTAGGAGGCTTCTCAGATCAAGGGTTACTTGGTTTGGTTGCTGTATGGATTCTATATCACATTTACAATCGCAAATAAGATAGAACCAAATTATAAACCTTGACCTGGGTATGGGTTTCGATTATGATTCGTTTTTCACGTAAACATAATTCTGACACCCTTACCCAATCTTCATTTATAAAGGAGGAAGATTAATATGAATTTATTGAAAAACAAATGGGTATGGGCAGGAATAGTCATCGTGGCCGCTATAGTTTTATGGCAGTCTGGACTAGTTGGTCCTACACCAGCTGAAGTACCAGCAGGGTAATTACCTTATAGAAAGAGTGGAGCTACCGAACTCCACTCTTTTTTTATGACTTAAAGACCGTTTGGTACAATAACATAGTGTATGGCTAGAACTACACCAACACTTGCTCCTAGTCCTATCATCATTTTAATGAAGTCTTTAGTTACTAGGGGGAATACTGTTTTAAACTTTTCCTTGCCTGTCATAGTTGCCATAGCAAGTTCACGTCCACAAAGTAATCCAACAAACACCCAAGTTGTTGACATTGGAATATCATTAAGTTCTTTAAAGAACAATAGTATTAAAAAATAAACGGCATCAATTATTGTTGCTGATCTAACATATCTAGTGTTGTGTTTTTCAATAACAATGTTTTGAATTTTACCTCCGCCTTCTTTAAACATAAATGCCAGGCCGGCTACAAATACAAGAGAAATAATAACCATTAAGTCCCAAGGTATTTGTCTTGGTAAGAATACGGCAATGTTTGCCATGTCATGACTTAACCAAGTAAACCATAAGAAGCTAGTTGTTACCCATTGACCTATACGCCAATATTTTTTATGTTCTTCTTTAACGGGCTTGGCCTCGTTAAGTATTTTAGTAACACCAATCCAAATAACATACGCCGCCACAGCCGCGACAGCATATCCCATCATAGATTTAACTAGCATTTTTTCTAATACAAATGTACTAGCGAAAGCACTTAAAACTAAGAAAGATGTACTAACTGGTACACCTATTCGTGTTAAGATTAAAAGTAATCCTGGTGCCATAGCATGGTACCATTGTATCTCTTGAAAAGGTATTTTATTAAGTCGTCCGTAACTGATGTCACCACCATTTACTGTCCACCCATACCACAGAGTGTATAAGAGTACTGCCGAGGCGGCACCCCACATAATTTTCCAATTAAACTTTTCGTTGTTTGAAGCAATCCAAGTACCGAGAGTTTGTACTGAATCGTTGGCTATAACGGCGTATCCTGCGAAGAGGAACCCTATAGCCATCCATAGAGTGAGAGCATCCATTTTTTTTTTCTTCTACCTTATGTTACAGAATTATTTAACTATTATTTCAAATAGAAGTGTTAAATGTGTATTAAAGTTTGATTAAGATTTTGTTACAATGTCGTACACGTCTTTCCAGTTTTTAGCTACTGGAAATTTATGTTTCTCATTCATGTTAAAGCCATGCTCAATAACAATAGGCTTTAGTCCTGCTTTAAGACCAGCTTGAGCATTTTCTACTTTATCCTCAATCCACCACATTCCGCTATCTTTGTATTTTGCTAGTGCCTCATCTTTATCAGCACCTGTGCCTAAACAATTAATTTCAGTAAACACACCTTCTCCAAATAGTTTGTCTAAGTTTTGTTTACGAAGTTTTCTAGCATGGTATTGAGTACTTAAACTAGTAATAGCATGGAACGTCCATCCTTCATCAGCCATTTTGGTTACCCATTGTACAGCATCACGTAAAGGAGGAAGAAATCCTATCACAGCACTTTCATTGAATATTTTAATTAGCTTCTTAGCTTGTTGTCTTTCGATGCCATATCGGTCACCCATGTTGTATACAAATTGTTCGCCGTCTACAGTTTTGAATCCTTGTTCGTTCATCCAAGTATCAAAGGCGTATTCCCAATTTAATAAAACACCATCTACGTCTGTTAAAATCACTTTTTTCAATTCTAGCTCCTTATTGTTTATATTACTATAATAGCATAACATCAGGTAGTTGTCAACCAATTTTTCATAATATGACCGTAAAATTCTTTACAGTTTTACCAGTAAATACAACAGTAATTTAGGAGAAACTACATGAAAATACAACAATGGCTTGGGGGAATAGCTTTAGTAATTCCGCTGATAGCAGGACTATATGGATCTTTAGTATACATTACTAAACTTCAAAATACTCTGGAGCAAAATACTATAGCCATACAAGCATTGTCAGGGCAAATCTCTAGCAATGACAGTAGTGTTCACCAAAAATTAGATAACGAAATAGAGAAATCAAAGATTGAGCTAGAAGCATTAGAAGGACTTTACAACCAAGGCAGAGAAAGTTTGGTTATAGAGATGACTGAATTTGCTAAAAGAATTGCTCAAATAGAAGCTACCGTTAGGACTCTACAAGATGGGTCATATAAGTTAGCCAGTGAAGCTGAACTAAGAGCATTAGAATCAACGTATTACACTCTACGAGATTCAGTATCACAGTTAACATTTGATATGAAAGAACTTGCTAGAAAACTAGACGGGGGCTATTAATGAACGATTGGATAAATTGGTATAAAGAATTTAGAGAAACACATCCTACAATGAGTTCTCTTATATCTTTTCTAAAAGGATTGTTAATAGGTTTAATTGTTACTTGGTTATTTTGTGCTACTATGAGACCAGCACAGGCGGCCAACGAATACTTAAACAGCTACGGTCAACATTGTTCATCAGCTACATTAGAACCTTACATAGAATATAATGTAGACGAAAGTAGCAATAATGACAATTATAAAAGTGATACTAATAGAGGAACTGTAGGTCTTAGATTATCTATTCCATTAGGATCAACTTGTTCAAAGAAGTATAAAAAGGTTTTCACTGAAAACGAGTTGCTACGTCAACAATTAGAACTTCTAAAACTATGTGCTAGGTATCAAGACTTAGAACTAGGTGAAGCATTTGCTGAAGTAAGAGACAAGTGTGCCCAAGTTAGCAAAAAAGAAGAAAGTAAAGACAAGTAATGGACCCAATAGCTATAATTTTTATCAGTCTATGGCTGGTAGGCGTACTATCGGAATAAATATACTGATACAATAAAAACTCAGTCAACATTTTTTTTTGACTAAATTTTTTTTGATCATTTTTTAACTACTATCAAAAAGGAAAAAAGAAATGACTCAATTAATAAACCCCACGAAGTTTACAGATACAGTTGGCCTTTTAAGGTCATTTTTTTTGAGCAAAGGATTCTTAGAAGTCCATACTCAGAATAGACTATCAATACTCGCCGCTTGTGAAGATCCATTCAATGTAGCGACTTACAATTACGAAGGGCAAGTTTGGCCCTTACCACAAACGGGCCAGATGTGGCTCGAACACGAACTATTAAGTAGCCCCTCTAGTAAGGGGTTTTTTTGTGTCTCCACTTCCTATAGGCAAGAACCAAATGCTATCCCAGGTAGACATGATACAATATTTCCAATGTTTGAATTTGAAATGCCAGGAACATTAGATGATCTAAAAGCAATGGAAGTAGAATTATGTAAGCATTTAGGATTTGATGACTTAACAGAAAAGACATATAAAGAATGGCAAGAACACTTTGGTGTTGATGGAGAGCTAGAAGCAAGACATGAAGAAACTATGTTTGAAAAGTATGGTAGTTGTATGATTACTAACTTTCCAGAGTTTACAAGTCCATTCTGGAATATGAAACGTTATGAAGATGGCGTTACAAGTAAGAAAATAGATGTAATACTAGGTGGAATGGAAACAATAGGTTCAGCAGAACGTTCAACTGATGTAGAACAGATGAGAGATACGTTTCATACAATTACTGATGGTGCTTATAGTAAGTTGCTATTCGAATTGTTTGGTAAAGAAAGAGTAGAGGCAGAGCTAGAGAAGTTCTTAGAGTTTGATTTCTTTCCACGTGTAGGTGGGGGAATTGGAATGACTAGAATGATTAGTGCCTTGGACACCCTATGAGTAAAGAAGAATATAAAAAGTACGTTGAGCTATTAAAAAGGATAGCAAACGTAAAATAATAATCTAGGGTGGTGGAATTGGTAGACACGATAGACTGTTTATCTATTACTCAAACGAGTGTGGAGGTTCGAGTCCTCCCCCTAGAGCCAAATAGAAGGACAAATAAATGAAATTATTTCAAGATGGAGATTTTACAAGTCATGCTGGGCTACCTTTAAAATGGAAGTTAGAGTGTGATGCTATTACAGACGAAGAATGGAGATGTATAGCAAAGATGATTATGGATTATCAAACGGAGCCTTTTTCTAAAGCGGTAGGAATACCTAGAGGTGGATTAAAATTAGCAGAAGCATTACAACCTTATGCTTCTAATAATTCCAGTGATCAAGTTTTAATTTGTGATGATGTGTTTACTACTGGAACAAGTATGGTAGACTTTATTAAAGAACATTATCCTAACTGGACTAGGGCTATGGGACATAGGTGGGTAGTATTTGCTCGTAATAAATCTTATGTTGATCCTTATTATACAAGAGCTTTGTTTCAAATGCCTGTATAAGTTTTGGTATTCCCTAGGAGAATCGAACTCCTCTTTTCAGGATGAAAACCTGATGTCCTAACCGATAGACGAAGGGAACATATTAAACTTTAGCATATACTTCTTCCCATTTCGTAGCTATAGCTTTAGGTGAGTATGTTCTTTCAATAAACTTTTGTGCCTTTTCAATCTTTTTAATTACTTCTTCTGGATGATCTATCATCTGTTGATACTTTTTACCTAAGTCACCAATGTATAAAAACTTTTCTAAATCATGGTAACTTGGTATGCCAGGTGTTGTTAATACTATTCTACCTTGTTGTAAAGCATCAACGGGTCTATTGTTACCTTTACAAGATGAATGCCTATCACTAACAACAGGCAATAAAACAAAATCAGCTTCTTCTACTAGCTTACCTTGTTCGTTAAAGTCCCATGGGATTAATGTTTTATGCTCTTTTAAGATTTGCTTATCTACAATTTTTCTTTCTTCTACAGTTTTGTTAAAATACCCAGGAATCTTTTTGACAATTTTATATAGCTTAGGCACATCACCTGTTATGTTTGTCATTATTTTTACATTAGTTTTTCTAACTCTGTTTAAAATTTCTTTAATAACTGTCCATCCTAATTTAGCATGATTGCCATCAGACCCATAGTAAAAAGCATTCATAGTTTTTTTAACTTTGAACTTTGGTTTTCCTTTAGGTCTTTCTGTAGGATCAGGTATAACAATTGAATCAGTTTTTGTTTCTTGTTTTATTAGATCTTTTAATGTATAACAAGTTGTAGTAACGGCATCGGCATTTGGTATAGTAAAATACCAATGTTTAAAAGTTTTAAACTTATCGTCGGCAATATCTACAATGTATTTTATATTGTTTGACATACAATACTCAGCATCTTCTTTGGTATGCTTTTTACCCAATACTGCTACATCGTCTGGCTTTAAAGATGTTATATCATCTGTAACCCTACTGTCATTTATTTTGCTTGAAGGTATCGTAGCTCTTGCTCTATAAGAATAAGGCGTTGGACGATCACTTTCTAATATAGGTGTGATGAATACGAGCATAACAGTATTTACTAAACTGTTTCTATTTCAGCTGTCGTTATTGATATGACATTAGCCCAGATAAAACTACGCCAACCCTCTGCTTTAATATCCCAAACACTTTGGTTGTCTGGATTGCTTGGTTTGGGTTCTTCACCTTCTGCTAATGGTTTAGGTCTTGCTTCTAACGGAATAGCACTTGTCATAAGTGTACAAGTCATTACACGTTTCTCGCCATTCTTCTTTGTAAAAGTAACTTCTAAGATCTTACTTTGTAAATCTTCCTTAATTTCAGCTTGACGAGTTACATCATCAAACCCTACATCTTCAAAAATACTCATTTAAATCTCCGTTAAAAGTTGTGTCCACATTCAGGACAAGTATGTTGTTGAGTGTGTTTCATTGCTTGTGGTGAATCTTTTGTAAACCACAATTCAAATAACGTTGCTACGGCAGGATCCTTAAACATATAACAATACTCGCCCGTAGTCTTATCAGCCGTAAAGTCGTAGTCTTTGTATTTCTTTTGACCACACCCTACTAAAAATTCTCTGGCGTGAGGTAAAGGCCTTACTTTACTTCCCCATACCATTTGGCCTTGTTGATTTTTAAATGTAAAAGAATAAGTCATATCCTTTTTACTTTCTGCTTTAACTATTACGTCAGTCCACTTGTTTAGTTTCATTATACACCTCCGAAGTAGTATTTTAATAAACCCATAAAGATTAGTGTTACTAAGACACCATTAAGTAATATCAATGCTCTATCGTGCCACAAGTAACCAACCCAGAACCAACCTACTGTTCCTGCTAATCCAAACCATAAATCAATATGTGGTAATGTTCCTGTTGCTCTAGCCGATGTGGCTATTAGAATTAGTATAACTGAAATCCATTTAACAAACCAAGATAAATCACCCTTAGGTGTTATCTTCTTAAACACTCTTGTTGAGTCAAGAGCTTTAATTTTATCGTTAAGTTTTAATCTTTTATTCTCCGCCATCTATTACCTTTACATAATTTAAACTTGTTTCCCAAGCACCTTGGTACATTTTACTTTTACCTAAACGTTTGATCTTTGCTTTAATATTAATAACATCATCTTTTTCGCCTAAGTTGTTTCCGTTCCAAAAGTTAACAAGAAACTTGTCGTTGTATATTCCTGTATAAATGTAAGACTCATAGTTCCTAGAGTAAAATACATTTACTAGCTTAACAGTACCTTCTATTGAATCTTTAACTGAGCCTATGTATTCGTCAGCACACTCAGAAGTAATAATATCTTCAAGGCTTTCTTTAGCTAAATCTCTGTAATAAGCTGATGGTGTACTAACTAACAAGCCTACTTCTTGAGCAGATACTTCATCTTTATCTAGTACTTTCCAAATATTTTCTGTGTATTGATCTAACTGTCCGCCCATAGCACTAAACAGTTTGCCTTGAAAGTGTCCGTGAATTTCGTTAACAGTTTGCTTGTCATCTTCTGTAATTGTTAAGTCTAATGTCTTAACAAATTTAGCATCTTTCTCATCACGACAGTTGCCTAGTAAGTGAGCATAAACTATACTTTTGTTAGCAAGTTTAGTTACAACCCATTCAGTTGGCTCATCGCCGTTTTTAATATATTTTGTTTGAGATTCTTTTAGATACTCGCCGTTAATTCGTTGTGCCATAACAGATGCTTCAAGTACTTCTCTAGCATCATACATTTTTAATGGCCTTTGAGTTTTTAGGAACATCATGCCGCCATCCTTGCTTCTGCTATAGCATGAATACAAATTTTATAATTTTCTTGTGTAGGCTTCATACCGTTTTGCTTACACAATTTCTTTGCTTGAGGAGTCATAAAACCTTTTGCCTCTAGCATATCTAATGGTGACTTACCAGCTTTATATCCTTCAGCAAATTCTTCAACTGTGAAGTTTTTAACTAGGAAGTTTTTAAAAGCACCTTGAAAGAATACATACTTAAACCTAGCAATAAAAAGTTCTACTGGCATACCGTAACGTGATGGATGAATACCTTTTCTACCATACACTTCTTCATATGTAGGCTGTCCTTCATATGTGCCATTATACATTAAATATCCACCGTGGTAACTAAACTTTGTTTTGTCAAACTGTGTCATTTTTGCTCCTTTTTATTAACTATACATATAGTATAGCATCTTTTGGAGGGAAGTCAACCAAAAATGTGGTATTTTTATGGTATTTTAGTGATTATTCTGGAAGATCGGGTGTAAGTAGCTTCAAAGTGATGTGTTTTTCTACTTCTTGCTCGTATTTTTCAGCCAACTTTTTAATATGAGGATATTCTTTTTCTATTTCCTTGTTTCTTTTAAGATCTTCTGGAATACCTAATGCTTTTTCAATTTTAGATAATCTTGACCCAATATGTTCAACTTTTTCTAAAACTTCTGTGTTTGCTGTACTTTCCATTGTGTCTGAATCGTAGCTAAATGAAACGTCAAGTCCTGACGAGTTTGTCACAGTAGTATAACTTGGACTCAAGGTGTACTCTGATTTATCATCCCAAGAATCTAATGTTGTTTTAACGTCTTCTAGGTCTAGCTCTAACTGATATTGATCTTCGGGATTCATGTTATAGGTTCTCCTTTTTTTATATAAGATTCTGTTACATAGCTTTCAATTCCATTTTTATCTACGTACGGATAAAGAGGTAGAGGCACTTCCGCCACCTCTTCTTTATTAACAGGTTGATATTCAACTTTTACATTATGAAATATATGTGTAATGTCACATTTAGATTCTAGAGTATAAACTCCAAATTTGAAATAAGGTGGTGATGTTATTAGTTTTCTAGTAGATGCTAGGTATTTGTTGTCAATGTAAAAATCAACATTAATAAAGTCTTTACGATATTTTATCTCTACTCTAAGATTAAATAAGTTTGTTGCTTTAACATCTGGTATGTCTCTTGGTTCAATACGAAACTCTTTATGCTCATTAATAACTAGCTTGATATAATTCTCAGGTTCTTCATAGCCATCTTCCCAATGTAATTGCCACATACAATTACTATTTCCTTCTATTTGATCAGCTTCTATACGAATGTCGCCGGACCAGATATAATCTCCTTCAACAATAGAAGATGACGTGGCTTCACATCTTTCTTTAAAATTATACAATAAGTTACCTTCTGGATCATATGCTGGAAGATCGTCACCAGGGCTTTTTCCAGGAACACCTTTTTTAATTTTAAAAACAAATTTATTATTTGTATTGTCGTGTTCGTCTCGAGTGTATAGATATTCGCTGTCACAACTGGGCCTCCAAAACTTATCGTTGGATAATATCATGTTGTAAGACCGCCATCTAATGAAATTCTATCTTCTTTTTTGTTTCTAAGTTCTTGTACAATACTTCCACAGTTGTCTACACAAATTTCCATTCTAGGTTTAACAGGATCATCAGTACGATTGTTCCAACTGTCTTGTAAGTCTGTTTGAAAAAACTTATGTCCTAGTACATCTTCTAATGTGTGATGACTAGTATAGTTCCACTTGTCATCATATTTAGAAACATAGTTGTTGTGGTATGTATTGTTAGGTGTACCATCTGGGTTAGCTACATCTTTACGCCATGCTCTAGCAAAGTATGATGTAAAATGACAACAAACGTGTACACGACCATCCCATTCAATTTGTAACTTACCTTCGTTACCCCATGAGCACCAAATGTTACAGTTGTTGGCATAGTCTTCCATACTGTTATCAAACTTTTCTACAACAAGTTTTTTAGCTTTCGCCTCCATAGACTTGTAATGATCTTCAGGTGGCTTATGTGATTTGTTTTCAAACTTTTTCTTTTTAACTTTACTAAAGCCTTCATGATCAAAGTCTGTTTCTTTTTCTTTTACACTTACTACACCTGTTTCAATTGCTTTTTCTCTCAATTGATTACTAATTCTTTCAGCCCATCTACTACGTCTTACATCAATTCTAACAAAGCCTAATTCTTTTGCTAATCTTTTTGCTTCTTCTATTTGATGTTTGTTATGATCAAACTCAATAATTTGCCATATAGCTTTACCACCAGCCTCCATAAAGTAACGAGCATTTTCTAATACTTTTTCATATGAACAGCCTCTACGATATAGTTGATGTGTTTTATCATCAGTACCATCTAAAGCAAATATTAATTCTGAGTTGTTAGGGTTATATCTTTGACTTGCTAAATGTCCTAGGTCAGTCCAAAATTCTTTGTTTCTCATAGCACCGTTAGTACTAACCCATAAGTCAGTTCTACTGTTACGACCATTCTTTAATCTCTGTGACTTTACACTATCACTTACGTCAGCAATATAATGAAGTATCTCAATCATATCTGGGTGATTAATAGCGTCACCAAATGAACCATTTAAGTCTAATGTTTTAAGTCCACCCATTACTGTAGGAGTAAAGATATTCTTAATAGTACTCATAGGCATATTACCAGCACTACCTACTTTAATAGCTGGGTTAGGGTCGCCTTCTTTTAAATCTAAATGTGGTATGTCGCCTGAAACTCTTCTAAGACATTGTGGACAGAAACTATTACAGTTTGCTGTAATTTCTATTGTAATTCTTCGGAGTAATTTAGGGTCTAAGAACATGATTAACTTACTTTTAAGTATTTATTAGGCCAGTTCAGCAAGTTCTACCAATGTTGCTGATAGGTTAATCTCTGGATCACTTACCATAGCATGATTAACTAATCCTTTTCTAATTGTTAAAATTGCTTTGTCTTGTCCTTCTACAGAGTCACTCCACAATTCTAAGTTATCATACATCCAACGAAACACATCTTCCATTTCATCTGGACGTACTTGACTACACAATAGTTGTCTAGCTTCTCTAATTTTACCAGCTTTAATCATGTCAACCATTTGTAGTTTATAATCTGCTGTAGCATTATCACTTTCTTGAGGATTTTGTAATACATTATCAACTGTATTCATTTGACATAAGTTTAAACATTTTCTCAAGTCTGGATACGTTGCTTTTACATAACTGTCTAAAACATCTAAGTCAGGTGTTATACCTTCGTCTAACATTACCTTAGCTATTCTAGTTGTAAATTCTGTTACGTCTAGTTTCTCAATATGGAAACCTTGACATCTACTATGTAATGCTGGAATAACTCTATTAGGATAGTTACAAGTTAAAATAAATCTTGCTGTGTTGGCATACATTTCCATAACACCACGTAATGCCGCCTGTCCGTTTGGACTAATATAATCTGCTTCGTCTAGTAGTACAACCTTAAAGTCACCAAATGGCATTGTTTGTACAAAGCCTGTAATCTTATCTCTAATTGTATCTACAGAGTTTTCTCTACTAGCATTAATTTCTAGTATGTCATACTCGTCTACTTCTAATATGTTTAATAAAACTTTTGCTAGTGTTGTTTTGCCTACGCCTGGAGCACCACTAAACAATAAGTGTGGAATACTTTTCTCACTAACCCATCCTTGAACTTGATTCTTTTGTGCTTCATCTCTAAACACATAGTCTTCGATTGTTTTAGGTCTATACTTTTCAGTCCAAAGTTGTTTCATTTTGCTTTATGCTCCATTTTCTTGTAAAGAATTTAGTGTCGTATACTATCCAACCCCACATTCCGATTTGATATAGTAACCCTGTTATCAAACAGAAATACATATAAAAGTTCCAGTCTTTAAAATACTCTAACATAACAAGTATTATACTATAAACACTGGCTACTTGTCAACTATTCTTTTGAAGATTTCTTGGAGAAATCGATATCCAAATCAACCAATCCATGGCTGACTTCTCTTGCTAATGCTCTAACGTCATCTAATAGGAATTGGCACCTTGCCTTATCATAAGATCCTGATGTCTTATATCGTTCTCTGTGAAGTTCAATGCCTCGCTCATGAAGAACGGATATCTTTTTATATAGGTGTTCAACACTATGTGACATAATAATCTAGTTGCCCGCCATTGGGTTTGCTGGTTCAAATGTTGCTATAGAACCAAACACTTCTTCTGGACATTCATCTGATACTGCTAGAATATCTTTTGGGTCAGCTCGTCTAAGTTTTCTAATTTCACCAGTATCAGAATCTTCAAAGTCAATTCCTCTACTCCAACGACCGTGGTCAATTAATATCCAATCGCCAACTTTGTAGTCGTCTTTGTTTGCTGGTCCTTTAGCATAGACTCTACCCCAACGAGCTTTAATCCCTTCGTCTGTTCCATCATCTGATTGAATAATAATTCCACCTGATGTTGTTCTTTCTCCGAAGTTCATATCTTCGATGATAACATTATCCTTTATAGGAATAAGTTTACCTTTGATGGCGTTTAATTGTTGTACTTTGCCACCGATCTTACTAGTATCCATTATACTCTTTTTACTCCGGGCTTATCTTTTATTTGTTGTGATTCGGTCTTCTCTTTCACAACAGGTTTAGTAGTTTTAACTTTTGCTACTGCTGAAGCTAAACCACCACGTGGTTGTTCTATTGACTCTTCGCTAACAGTCTCTTCCTCAACCTCGGGGGTACTTTTAACTTCACTATCATCTTGACTGTGGTTGTCTTCTTCAGGAACTTCCACCGCTGGCTTTTCGTTTGTTTGTACTACTTGAGCCGTTGATGCTAATGCTGATGCTAGATCATTACTTGAGATAAAATCCTCAGGGTTTTCATCTTCTACTTCAGCAAGAATAGGATCTTTTGCTACTGCTGATTTAACATTAACTGAGTCTGCTTGGGGAACATCTGGTTGTACGTTTTCTACTGTGCCATCTGGGATAGGACGATCTTGTGGAATAGTACCATTGTGAATTCTGTAATAGTCTGCCATTACTTCCTCACGTTTTTTTACTACTTCGCCGCCTTCTCCTAGCTTGTCTCCACGAGCATTTACACCCATGTTACCCACAGCAATAGTTTCTTCGCCTTTAAGAGCTAAAGTGTCAAAGTCAATTCTTTTGCCACTTGCTGTCTTATATTCTCTTTTTGCCATGTTTTTCTCCTAGTTATATATGTATATATTATCTTAAGAACTCAGAGAAGTCTAAACTGTAATATATAGGATTAATCCTATTAATTCCAATTTTGTACAATACAAAACTAGATACACTTGAACCTCTGCCAACTCCCCAAACTACATTGTTTTTCTTCATAGTTTGGACAAGATAATACATAAAGTTTAATAAAGGTAATAAACCTCTATCCTGATAAGCCATTAGTTCTTGCCCAGCTCTTTGTAACTCAGCATCACCTTCACATTGTTCTAATACCCATTTAGCTATGTCAAAGTCAACATACTCTTTAGGCATAAACCAATCTTGTTGTCTGGCTTTATCAAATTCTTCTATACTTACATCTAAATCAGTATACTGTTTTATATTTGGTATGTCACTATATAAATCTTCTACTGCTTTATTAAATTTAGTAGGGTCTTCTAATAACAGATCTTCTAGCGATACTTTTGGCTTTTTATAGACCAAACGTACTGCTTCATTTTCTGTAAAATATACTCTACCAAACTTATCTTTCATATTATTATTATACTGTATTTCCAACGTAATGTCAATCTATCTCTGATCTGACTATATGTTTTCTTAATGCTCTAACAAGTTCTTCTATCTTGTCTACTACTGCTATCATATCTTTATCAGTAATATACTTTTGTCTTTCTCTCAACTTGTCATATTCCTTTAATGGTATTGTTACCATACTTTGTTCATTTTCGTATGTTTTGTCGCTGTCGTAATCGTCAACACTTGTCATAACCCTCCTAGGTTATTGTTAGTTTGTTTTTGCCATTATTATACTGTATTTTTATAGTAATGTCAATCTTTTCCGCCCGGAATAACTTTTGGTTGCCATCTCCAAGGTCCTTTTATTACCTTTTTAGCTAACTCAGATACTTTTTTATCTATTGGGTTTTCTTTGGCTTCCCAACCCAATCCAATGTCTTTCCATTTAAAATTACCGTCATACCATTCTACTTTTTGATCTTCTTTTTTCTTACTAACCTTATCATATGTTGCCAAGTCTGGCCTAAACCACCAAGGGTCTAAAAACTTATATTGCTTAAACCATTTAGCTTTCTCATACATTAACAAAGGTTGATCGTCTTCAAATACATATGAAACATTATCGCCTACATCACTTGATACTTCAATTGCTTTAATTTCAAAAGCACCTTCACATATTGTTTCAAGTTTACAAAATAAAGCAATAGCCACAGCTTGATCAAATACATGGCTTGGAAGCTCTATTAAATTTAAGGCAGGAAACTGTTTCCTAATGCTGTTCTTTCTTTTTGATTTATAATCTATAAAAGCAGAGTTGTGTAGTATGAAGTCAGTAAAGAATTTAATACGTTCAAAGGCAATGTTTTGGTGTAGTAAGTTATTAGTTTTAATTAAGATGTGTAACCTAATGTCATAGTTATTAGGTAAAATTGTTTTCTCAGAAATTACAAGTGATGTGAATTCTCTTGTCCAGTTAATCATTTTCGCCAACATCTAAAGGGTCCAGGTTCTCCGGATCTCGTCTGTTCTTTGGCTTATCTTCGTCTTCTGGTTTCTTGTTGAGATCACGGCTTCTTTTAGACAGTTCTTCTGAAGTTTCAAATAGCATATTACGAACTTGGTCTACTACTTCTTGTCTTCCGAACTGAATTGCTTCTGCCAGTCTGGCATTAAGTTTACTAATACGTTTAGTTAAATCATCTATACTTAACTCTGATAAGTTTGGTGATAGTGGGTTAAACATTTAATTTTCCTATTTTATTAAAACCTATTTCTCTACATACATTATTTAAGCCTTGATCTAATGAGTCATACCCATTAACGATATTCCAAGAATCAGGATCAATTACTTTAAAACTAAAATCTTCTAACACTAATACATTCCATGTTTCTAAATCACAATGGCACCAAAACTTATTATCTGGCAAACTTTTACTAAACTCTAATCCATCATTCCAACAAGTAGTTAATGTCTTTAACAAGTTTATTCCATGTTCTTTAGTAAATGGAACGTCTTGTAGTATTGTTTTATGATCGATCCATTGTGCTACTGTGCCATAGTTGGGTATGTATTCCATAGAATAATAATCATCACCTATCTCTTCTACTCTAAGGTATTTGTTATTTTGCTGTTGAAAACGTCTGTAACAATCGTACCATTCGACTGATGGTTTACGTTGTAATAACTTCTTAACCATAACGTTTTTATTAGCATCATACCTTACTAACGACACATTGTCGTTCTTAAATATTTGATCAGGGCTTGGCTTAACGATATCCAAACTTCTTTAACCTTTTAGTGTGCCTACCACCTTCAAAGTCAGTAGTTAAAAATGCTTCTACTATTTTGTTTGCTTGTCTAGGAGTAGTAAAGTCAGCACCTAAACAAAGAACGTTGGCGTTGTTATGTAGTCTAGCCATTTTTGCTTCTTGTGTTGTTCTTACTGTAACAGCTCTAACATAAGGAAGTCTATTAGCGGCCATACATACACCAAAGCCTGATCCACATATTAAAATGCCTCTGTTAAAACATTGCCAGTCTGCATTTTTCTTATCTGGTGTTTCTAATTCTTTAGCTAAAGCCTGAACTGTATCAGGATAGTCTACATTAATTAATTCAGTATGTGGTCCAGTATCTAAGAAAGTTGTAATATTAAATTTTGTTTCTTTATCGATAGGTGTTAAATAATTTGTTAGATGTTCTTTAAGTTCGTAGCCTCTGTGATCTGAGCCAATTACTAAATCAATCATAGGTCCCCTTCTTTACGATTCTCTGAATAGTGTACATCAAATTCTCCACCAGGGTAACGTGACTTTAGTTTGTTTACGTTTTCCTCTATCACTTCATTTGGGTCAAGACCCAATGCCCTACAAGAATTAACCCAGTACCACATAATATCACCAAGTTCTCGTTTAGCATGAAATTTAGTTTCATCATCCAATGGCTTACCTTGAAATATACATTTCTTAACAATTTCAGCAAACTCTCCTCCTTCACTAGCTAATCCGATAGCACCTGTTAGAAGTAACGCCATGTTATTTCCAGTAGTAGCATCTAATATCTTCAGGTGAGTTGTTAAAGCGTCTGTGTTACCCGATTCCTTACTTGTAACTTCTTTAACAAAATCCGAATAGTTGTTTAAAATAGTCATTCATTTCCTCCATGAGCTTATAATATTGTTTAATTATAACAGACTCGGAGGGCCGAAGTCAAGTAAAATATTTCAATTAATTGGATTAGTATTAAGAACTTGCGGCTAGTGTAGCCTTTTTCCAAATGTTAGCTGAACCATCGTAGTCATTTGTACAAACATATATAGCATTGGCGTCAATGGCTATCATTCCTGCTTTGTCGCCTGCTGAACCAACACCTGTTTTGGCAGAGGAAGCCAAACCAATTTGAAAAGTGTCACCGTGTACTTTATTTGGAGATCTATTTAAGTCTTCAATAGCAATACTTGTTCCACTATCATATGAAGAAAACTTAAATCTGTATTTGCCTGTTGTAGCAAATGAAATTTTTCTATTTGAGCTGTTATAATCAGCTAGTTCACTAACGCCAATTGTACAAGTTGTAGGTAATTCTACTTTATGTCCTGTACTTGCTACGTTAATTTCAACTGTAACGTGACCTATTTTGCCACTTGCTGGAAAGTTAGAAAATGCTAAAGCAATATCACCACTTGTTTGAACAGTTTGGAAGTGGCCGGATTGAAAGTCAATTGCTACTGAACCTGAGTTAGTACCTTTGTCCACTTTCGTTTCGGACATATCTTTAAGTTCAAAGTCTTCTAATACAGCACCAGCACCGTCATTTGATAATGATGAACCAGTTAAAGCACTTTTTAATAATGCTTTGCTCTGTAAGTCTTCTAATTCTGTTTTAGCTGACGTTAAATTCGTCTTGATATTATTAAAATTATCTCTAAAGCCCTGTGAATCATTGTCTTGCCCAGCTACTGGGAAAGTTACACTGATGTTATTTGGGTTAATGCTACTTGCCATTTTCTATTCTCCGTATACTGTATTTAGTTCGGTGTGTCCATAATTGTTTCTCTCGGGAACTTCAAATACTGATCGCCTTCGTTCCAAGTTTGCTCACGTTTATCAACATTACCAAAAAAGCTAGTGTATGAGCCCTCAAACGTGGTAGAATCACTATCATATGTAGTTTCTGGCGTCTTATTCCACTTTTGAGTAGTCTTATTAAAGTTTTTACTTCTACTATTGTCCCAAAGTAACCTGTCTACAGTAAATGTATTAGTTCTTAAATCAACGTTAGTATCATTGTCTAAATAATACTTAATTTGAGCTGATTTACCAGGTTTAGCATAACATAATACTACTGCTGGAACATAGCCTAAAACCTTACCATCTGTTTGAGCTGTTCTCATCCATAATGGTAATACTCTACTATCCAATTGTCCTACACCTGCTACTATGGCTGTTCTCATTATTTCAAGTCCGCCTGGGAATAGGTTGGTTTTGTTTTTAACATCACCGGTTATTAAATTAGTGTTACCTTTAGTTATCTCATCAACTGTTAGTGCCGCACTATAATTGGATATAGTTGTAGCTGAATTGGCCTTAATTGCTACGTTGCCAGGTATCATTTTTCCAGTTGTTGGACTGTATTCTGTATTCCTATCTACTATCTCAGAGTATACTACTTCGTATACTACTTTATCAGTATTAGGATCTATAGCTTTGGCTGTTTTCAAAGGACCAAAGTTAAAGTCTACCTTATAAAAATTCTTCTGTAATACTTTCATATATTCTGAACTTAACTTTGGATTCAATCCGTGTGCTAATAGCATCTTAGGATCACGTTGTATTCCAAAGAAAGGATCGTTTGGTCTATAAACAAATTCATGAGGTATATTGTCTGAGTTATTAACAATGTCTAACCATTTAGTACGTTCTGTTTGACTTGATTGATTTACCAAGTAAACGTTTTCGTATGGTTTATAGTTTTCATTCTTAACGTTTATAGTAAATTCTCTTTCAGCTCTAATACTACCCGCGGCATTAATTGCCTGTATTGTTATCTTAAATTCTTTATCCCAGTTAGTTGTTCCGCCGTCATATATAGTTGTATTATTATCATTTGAGAAACTAGCAAAACTAGGAACACCTGATATGGTTCCATCTGTTTCTAGTTGTAAGCCTTGAGGTAAACCATTTGGAATACCAGACTTAACTTTGTAAGTAAATGATTCTAATTGATCACTAACTGCTTCAACATAAAGTCTACTTGCTTCTCCACTTATAACTGTTCCTAGTTTAGAAGGTGTATTCCAAGTAGGTGTAATGTTACTATCAATAACAAGGTTAAGTGTAAATTCTTTTTCTGAATAATATTCTGGGAAACTTTGTTTTGTAACTCTTACTGTAAACTTATATTCTTTTTTAATGTCAGTAATAGCAGGTAAGTTTCCTGTTACCCATCCTGAGCTAGTATCTAATGCCATGCCTGGAGGTAATGCTCCAGCACTAATACTATAATCAATTATGCTGTCATCAAAATCAAAACCTTCTACTTTTAAAAACCATGAGTTACTATGTATAACATTATTAAATGTTAAAGTTTTGTTTTTTATAACAGGTGGATGTCTTTCTGCGGCGTCTGCCGTAAACAATGTACTAGAAGCTTTTAAAACATCATATGACGCTCTAAGGTTAGTTGTAGCTACCACATCAATAAAGAACTTTCTAATTGCTGTGTCTTTACTGTCTGTTACTTCTACTGTAAATTCGTATGCTTTACTAATAAAGTTGTTAGTAAAGTCCCAAGCATATTGATCATACCATGTTTGATCATAACCTGCTGTAGGTGTGCCTGGAATTTTGTAAGGCGTAATGTATCCTGTAATCTTACCTGATGAATCCATTGATACACCTGGAGGTAACTCACCACCTATTTGTTTAAAAGTGTATGTGTCATCTGGGTCTGGATCGTGTGCTGTTAGTTGTAAGTCTACTTCAGCACCGTCAATACCTGTATGTATTTTACCTGCTGATGTAGTAAACACAGGAGCATCTTGTCCTGTTACTGTTAAAGTAAATGTTCTATCTGTTACAAACCCATCTACTGAAGCTCTTATGGCAAACGTACTTGAAACGTCTTGTCCTACTTCACTAGGAATACCAGCAACATCAACCTTACAAGTAGGTTGTCCTTCTAGTATACCATCTCTTCTTATGATAATTCCTTGTGGTAATGACCCAGCAATAAGAGTGTATACGATATCATGCCTTGTACCGTTATCACATTCAATAGGAAGGCTGTAATATTCGTTCTCTTGGATAGTACCTAAACTACCCGCGGGTGTTGTCCATATGGGTTTACTCATACAAATATTTATCTAAAATTTGGATTGGATTATAATGCCGCTATACGGCTTTTAAAGTCAGCAAAGTCGGCACTTGCCGCAACAGTTGCCTTTAATGTAGCTAATGGTATAGCACTTGTATTAATTCTTAATATGCCACCACTTGTAGTTGTACTAATAGTACCGTCACCGTATACTTTAGTAACTGCTGATGCTGTAGAGTCATCACCTTCTAAAGTAACAGCATCTGTAATTCCATAGCCTGCTATTGTAGTTGGCTTGCCTGTAAGTGAAGCAAACGTTTGAGCTGGTACTGAACTGTTAATAGTTAAAGTATCTCCAGCTAATGATGTAGTAACATTTGTACCACCAGCGATTTTTAAATCTTCGCCATTACTAATTGTTCCAGCATTTGAACCATCGTCAACTACTGTCCAACTAGTCATAGAGCCATAACCAGAATCGTTAGTCCATTGACTAATATTACCTGACTTGTTTGTAAATGCTGTTGTTGAACTTGCTGTAACTGTTCCTGGAGATGAGTTAGTAATAGTTAAAGTATCGCCACTCATTGATGTAGTAATACCTGTACCACCGGCAATCTTTAAGTCTTCTCCGTTGCTGATTGTTCCAGCATTTGATCCATCGTCAACTACGTTAAATGTTACACTCTGTGGGTTACTTGTATTATTAATAGTTAAAGTGTCACCACTTATTGATGTACTAATACCTGTTCCACCTACTACAGTTAATGTATCTGTTGTTGAATTAGTTGTAGTTGATCCAGACTCAGCATTAAAAGTTGTCCACTTATTGTCAGAACCAACAGCAACCGTTTGAAAGTTTAACCAGCCACCATTAACACGACCAACAAATTTATCTGTTGATGTATTGTAATACAAGTAACCATCTGCTGGACTACTTGGGTCTGATGTTAGTGGGTTTAAAACTAAAGCGTCTGTTGTTAATAAGTCTGAATAGACATTTGTAAATTCTTTACTAGATGAACCTAATGACTGTGTTGCTGTAGTGTCAGGTTCAATACTGCTTTTTACTACAATTTTACCAGTGCCTGAAGGATCTAAAATTATGTCTTCATTAGTAACTGTACCTGCTATTGTTGATCCTGATATATCTAAATTAGAATCAACAGCACCAACTTGCCATAGGCTTTCAAAATTTTGGTTTGCTTTGATTAAAGCGTCACGTAAGTAATCACCAGATCCATCGTCTGCTGTAGTTCCTACGTTTATAATCTGTCTTGTGTATGCCATTAGTAAAACCTATTAATGTAAGTCAACCCAAGCACCATTGGCTCTGCCTTTGAATTTATGAGCTGTACTATCATAATAGATCATACCATTAGTTGGTGTACCTGGAGCTGTACCCGGATTGTGTAGTGTGTAACCAGCACTTACTGAAGCACTTGCTGTTACTGTGCCACCAAATATTGTTAGCCATTGTTTCGTAGCACTACCTAAACTCTTTTGAGCATCATCAGTAGGTCTAAGATCACTTGCTATTGCTACGTGGCCTGTTCCAGCTGGATCAAGTGTAATACTTTCATTAGTTGTAGTAGATGAAATTGTACTAGCATGGATTGACAAATCTTCAACTGTAAGTGTTCCTGATGTAGAATTCCATGTCATTCTAGAATCGTTGCTTACATCACCTGCTGAATCTGAGAATAGGATGGCATTGTCTGTATGATCAGCTATGTTAAGTTTAGCACCAGTATTAACTACGACTTTACCAGTTCCATTTGGATCTAAAGTAATGTTACCGTTAGTGTCTACTGAAGTTATGCTGTTTCCAGTAAGGTCTAAGTTTGTACCTGCCGCCCCAGCACTATATAATTCATTAAAATTATCGTTAATTTTATCAAAGGCTGTTCTTAACGGATCACCTGTACCGTCATTTGCTGAACTACCTAAATTTACAGTTTGTTTTGCCATCGTTCGTATCCTATTTTATATATTGTATTTAGTATGATTAAATATCTTAAACGGCGAATGATTCGCCACAACCACAAGACGCTTTTGCCTGTGGATTCTTTACAGCTAGGTATGATCCGCCTAGTTCTGTAATATAGTCAATAGTACTACCTAAAACATACATTTCGGCTATACGAGCAATTAATAACTTGTTCTGTGAGCTCTCGCTTAAAGGTACTTCAATCCAGTCCTCATTAGCGTCTTTTTCGTTAGCAAATTTCCATTCATATGTAAAACCACTACAACCTCCACCTTTTACTGTAAAAGTGGCGTATCTACTGTTGTTATCACCAGTAGCTTTTAATAGATAATCTTTTGCTTTGTCTGTTACTTGTATCATTTAAAATTCCAACTGTCGAAGCTAGGTTCAGGCGTTTCATATCCCATTCCTAACTCTAATTGTGCCAATTCGCTGGCGTGTTCGGGTCCGAAAGTAGGTTGAAATGTCATCTCTACCTTAACTGTATTTATTGTTGTTACCTTCTCCACTGCTTCTTTTACCCATTGTGGCATCTCTCCTGCTACTGGACAAAATGGGCTAGTTAGCGTCATTATTATATCACAGTTGTTATCATTATCAATATCCATTTTATATATAAGACCTAAGTCATGAACATTAATATGAATTTCAGGATCAAATACTTTCCTTAAATTAGCTTTAACGTGTTCTGCTTGTTCTACATTTCCGTTTGTAGTAATCCAATCAAATGTACCATCTTCACTTCGATAACGATTATGGAAGTCTGGTTTTCTATCTGTATTAGTCAATGTGATTCACTTTCACGACTAGTGTTTTATCTGGTACATCTCTAAGGTCAATTTGACAGCCTAGTCGACTACTGCCTTCTTTATATCCTGAAGCGAATTCTACTAGATACAATTCATTTTCATCAGGACCTCCTGGTGGCATACCTTCTAATACTTCAACGTGGCAAGTGGCACATACACAAGAACCTCCACAAGTACCCCAAGGGTCTTTGCTAAAGTAATCGTATAGTGCCACCATAACGTTGTCGTTCGAGCCATACTTAACATCAAGCTCTCTGCCTGATCTAGTAATACACTTGAACGTCTTATCCATTATTAACCTTTTGTAGCTACTTGATAAGCGCCAAAGATAATTGCCGCGTATGCTACCAAATCAACAGGTGCTAATAACATAATTACACCTACAGCGATTAAACCTAGTCCACCGTGTGATGCTTTTTCTTTAAGTCTATCTAAAATCCAAGTCATATCTGACCTCCTTTTATATTAAAGTTTTTCAACATCATAGCTTGAGATGTTGTTGTGACCTTCGCCACAATGTTCAACACAAACACTTAACTTCGGTAGGGTTAAATCTGTAGTAGAGTTACCCCAACTTTCTTCTAAGTCGTTCCTGTAAAACTTATGAGATAATATATCCTGTAACGGATTGTAATTTAGATTATTCCAATTACTGTTATAGGAGTCTGTCATCATCTCATATTCTCCACCATCAAAACTACTGTCGATATTCTTACTCCAGAAGTTATTCATATAGTGGTTAAGGAAACAACATGGATGGACGAGTCCGTTAAATTCCACGTTAATCTTTCCTTTGTTACCCCAAATACAAGATATACTTGTATTCTCTTGGTAATCTTTATAATTCTTGTACTTGCTTTGTACTTCTTTTAGTTCTTTTTCTACTTTACTAGAATCAGTAATGTATTTAATGTTTCCTGTTTTGGCATCGTCATATTTGACACGTTTATCTACTGATTTGGATTGGTATAGTTCTACAGTTTTTTCTTCTGCTTTTACATTTTTACCTAAATCTTTTATAGTATCTTGTATACTTAAACGTTCACCTCTACTACCTCGTAACCAAAATTCAGCAAAGCCTAAATCAGTTGCCATTTGTTTAGCGTCTAGTGTTTGATGTTTGTTATGATCAAACTGTAACCATTGCCATACAGCTCTACCACCAACACTCATATATGCTTTAGCATTTTCCATTAGCTTTGGCCAACTAACTGCTCTTCGGTACATTTGGTGTGTCTTATCATCTAATCCATCTATAGCAAATATAACTTTAGTCCAAGGTTGATGGAACTGTTTAGTTAGCTCTGCCATTTGTTTCCACCAATCAGGATTATGTAAACCTCCATTGGTAGCAATTTCTAATCCACATCTATCATTGCCAGCTTCTTTTAGTGTGTCAATTAAATGTTGAGTAAACTTAAAAATATCAGGATGTAATATAGCATCACCCCAAGTACCATTGTAGGTAATCATTTGTAAGTTTTTCATTGTTGTAGGATTGAATAAGTTTTGCCAAGCCTCCCAAGTAAAATGTCCTTTACTTCCTTGGAATGGTTTTATAGTAGGATTTAAATCACCTACCTTTAATGTTTTATCTTTGTTATCAGTATCACGTACCCAACGGTCACAAGCAGGACACATAGCATTACAATTGGCTGTTAGCTCTACTTGTATTGTTGTTGTACTTTGTAAACTGTATAACTTACTCATTTTCTAATATTTTACGAACCGATTCTACCTTTTGTTTTACTAACGTTGTATAGATAGGATTAGTACTCCATTTATTGAGAAGATCTATTTGTTTATCGAGGTCAATTGTGTGATTAGCTAGTTGCTCAGCCCTTTCTATCCTAAAGAGCTCATAAGCATGATGTGTATTAATATTATTTACCATATCTTTTACTGAGGAACATTTGGTTTTATATGCTTTTACACCCCACTTAACGTCAGGATTTCCTAATGGTTTTAGTTGTGGTGTACTTGGTTCCCAGGTTCTAATACCAAACAAGTTGTTACCTTCTTTAGCAAATCTACTCTTACCATAGCCTGTTTCTAATACAGCCATTGCTATAATAATTTCTCTATGTACTCTGTCTTCGTGTTTAATTGTTAAGTTAATATATTGAATACATTTTCCTACTGCTAATACAAATTCTTTGTTGTTAGAATATTCTATTGCTGGCTCTTCAAATCCAAAGTCTTTAAATATTTTAATATGATCAGCTTCTAGTTGTTTTATAATCTTATTTTTTACAATGAAGTTAGGATTAAATGTTCCATATGAGTAAGCAATAATAACACCTACAATAAATCCTGTTATGGTATAGAGCCATAGCTTGACTCTTTTAGTAAAAAGTTTTTTCATATTAAACTTTTTTGCCGGCCGTCTTTAGTTCGTCTTTTGACACAACCATATAAGGACCTTTGTTGTATGCTGGAACAATTGAATATTGTTTGCTAATCTCTAAACGTTCTTGTTGTTCTTTCCAATTACGTTTAGTTCCACCGTTACCTGGAACACTATTTGTACTCTTAGGTGTAGGTTGTATGCTTGGAACTTCCTGAGTTTCTCTAACCTTAGGCTTTGGTTGAACTCTATAGCTTTGTGTGTATTGATGAGTTTGTCTAGGCTTAAAATATCCTTGTACATAATCGACATACTCATCTAATGTCATACAAAGATTATGACAATGGTTTTGTTTCATTCGCTTGTTGTAATCACGTAGATCAACTTTTAACTTCTCTCGTTGTGCTACTGATAACATCTTACGTTTACGTTTCTTGGTATTCAGTGTAGTCATACCACGTACTAAACCCATTGTCATTTTCTGTTACCTTTTAGTTTTGTGTTCAAGTCTTCTAGTCGGTTGTCAATGTATTTCTTAACAACGACCATTTCGTCTGGGTTTAAATCTAATTCTTTAGGATCTAATGAATCTATCCTAGACTTTTCGTTTTCTAAAGTAGACTTAACTGCCCATTCAACGCCTGACAGCCACCCCATTATTTTACAAAAGAAACTGAATGCCACCTACCTTCGTATTCAAACTCTAAGATACTGTGACTATAAACTTCCCTCTGTATTTCGTTGTAACGTGTTTCAATGAAACATTTATTATATGTTCCACCACTACCTTTTTTCTTCTCATTTTCGATACCAATGATAGCACCAATAACGGCACCAGCTTCTCCGGCATTCTTGCCTTCCATTTGATTACCAATAACACCTCCAATGATCCCACCAATGATAGCACCTGATGTAGGGTCGCCGCCTTTGATAGTAACTTGTTGACAAACTTCTACTTGGTATGGTGAACGATCAATAACAGTTTTGTAATGGTCTACTACAACACCTCTACTGATAGGGCTTTTAGCATAAGCCGTAGTCGAAATAGCTATTGTTAAAAGTGATATAATTGCTAGTAACTTTTTCATAGTCTTCTCCTCTATTTAAATTTAAGGCCAACTCGTTGTAAAGACAAGTCACGTTCTAATTGACGTAACCATATCTCTGAAATGAATTGAACCCATTTGTTATCTTTATTAAGTTCTCTCCAGACTTTTACATTCAACAGCCTATCTTCTGTGCTAGGCTTCGTAGGATATTTAGGATGTATGTTTTTATCTGTTACCATTATACAGCCTTTCTAAATTCTACTTCGTCGAATTTGTTTTGGTCTATTTCAACATCTGATTTAAGTTCAGGTATTAAAGGTGCCATAGTATCTTCAAATAGTTGTAGCTCTTCTTTCTTAGAGTCGAGCATTTTTTGTAACATACTAATTCCAGCACGTTTCTCATCACTAGCACCTTCATTGATATAGATTAGTGCCGTTTCAAGAGTCTCGATATCCTTTACTACTTCAATCATTTGTTCTCCTTTATAAAAATATATACTAATATAATAGCATATTATAAGATTTTGTCAACCAAATTATAGGTTGGAATGGCGATAGAACCACCAATAATTGTCGTCTTCTTCGTTGTTTGGAATTGAGTTTGTATCCAAATATTTGGATAGATATTGCCAAGTTTGGCCTTCCATATCGTCCATATCCATATAACAATACTCTTTGCTATCACGGATTCGTTGGTTAAAACTTTCAAATTGAATTCCTTTTTGGAACCCTTCGTGTATTAATACAGAACCACCATGTTCTTTAAGGTTGGAATCTAAGAAACCGTTGGAACCCTTTATCCAATGTGGAGTATAGTCATCATGATGATTACCCAAACTTCTTTCAAAATTGGTCCATGGTTTCCCTCCAATTCCTCCGTTGGGTCTGTATCCTGGTAAAACTTTATTGCCTTCTTTTCTTATAACGTTATGAATAACATTCATAGCTTGAACATTTATAAAGTAACAAGAATTAAACATTCTTAGGTAAACTCCAGACTTAACACGATCTAAGAAATGTCCTAAAGCCCACCAAGTTTTAGTACCTACTTGTTGCTTCACAAGTTCAAATGTTAAGTTAGGCTTTAAAAAGATATTGCCTGATGTTACTACACATACCACATCAAGTTTATTTTTGTTTAACTCTATGTCATCCCATACATTTTTTTGACGGTAGTCCTCTTCAAATGATGCCCAAGTATCTACATCTGGATACATTTTTAACACGTTGTTTACTGTAAGATTGTATAGACGTTCAGTTAACTCGTTCTGTGGATACGGATTACTGATGTAAATTTTACTTAGGTTCAAGAGCCTCTCCTGACTAGTGTACTGTGTTGTTATTTTTGTTCTGAGGTAGCATGATAGGTTTGATGGCGTTACGAGTTTGATATATGTGAGTAAGAATACTATCATACTCTTCTTGTGTTAAAACTGTTCTATATAACTTTAAGCCATTTGCCATTAATGGACCTGCTACTACCAAAGCACTTGTATTTTCTAAATACTGGTCCATAACTTCTTTAATTTTTAAATCAAACTCACCCATAACATCATCTCCACTAGGAGGAATATCAAAATCAATATCCCTGCTTAACAAGTCTGGGTCAGCTAACATAACAGGGTCTAGCTTTTCGCCTAGTTTAAGTTTTATTTCTTCTTGTATAGCTGGAGCATTATTTGGATTAATTGGTGGGTTTGGATTATGTTTTATTTCTTTCGCTAACAATTTTTCTAAGATCTTTAATAAAAAATTAACTGTGAATAACTTAATTCTTTCGGGGATTGTTTTCTTATTTTCTTTTGACATTCGAGGTCCACCATTTATCTAATATAAAATACCAAATTGAATTAGCAATTGGTTCCACAATAGCATCTGTCATAGCTTCTCTAAAAGAAACATCAGCTATCAACATTAAACAAACAATGGCAATAACAAAGTGTCCAATAGTATAAACTACTGTTCTAAGTAAGGAGCCTTTATTCTTTTTTATGATTGATATAAAACTATGTGTAAATTCTGTTATCATATTAGACATCATTTTTTGATTTTATAGACTGTATTTCCATTCCGTCTTTAAGCTGGCCTTTACGAGCCATTTCTTTTGCTGTCTTTTTATAGATTTTATAGGCTATCTTTGCCGTCTTTCTACGTTCAGCTCTACTGTACTCCTGTGGCTTAGGACCTGTGTCTGATTCGTCATTTTGCCAACCGTACATAAAATCGCCAACCTTTGGCATAGTATTATCCTTTTCCTTGTCCTCGATATTTTTTATAAGAACGTCTTTTGTGCTTATTCATCGATGACTTTTTAAACTTTCCTCTTCCTATTGAAGTGCCTTTCGGCTTATGGTCTATATTACTCGAAGTCCCAAATAGTTTTGCCATAAATCCTTTCTTTTGATTACTAACATTTATTGCTAGTAAAGTATAATAGTGACCCCCACATACGCCGTCCTATTATCGATAGTTCCTGCCCGTTTCCGATCTGTTCAGCCCACATAACAAATAGCGAACTTTAACTATCTTACCAAACTGTTAAACTTTTATTTACAGTATTAATTATTTATTATACTATAATTATAGCCTAAAAGTCAAGACTTTTTTAGAAAAGTCTAAAAATTATAATCCGGTTCCTCCATCTTATAACTAGTACAGGCAAATTCCAATGCCTTACGAGCTTGTTTCACATTAGACCCTTTAACATTACGAAGAATAAAACGTATTGCCTTGTCTTTACTTAATTGAAGTCCAAATACTGCCTCAGTGGCGGCATCTTTGAGCTCCTTGGCTTGAATTTTCTGTTTTACGGGTTGAAAAATACTATTCATGATGTTTCTCCTTATCATGCTACAAGTTTACTAAGATATGAGGCAGATACTTTCCAGCTTTCGCTATGGCCTCCTCGGTTGACAGTCACTACGACTGTTTTCGGATTGATCTTTTTAATAACTCCTGTTATTGTACGACCACTGTTTTTAAATGAAACTGACTCTCCAACAACGAATGATCTTCGTGCTTGGTTATTGAGCCATGTTCTACGAAGCTGGTACATTTCAGCAATCTCATTTAGATCATCTAAACTCACAGTTTGAAATAGTGATTTAATTGTATCCATTTGTGATCTGCTTAATGCCATGATTTTATACCTGCCTTGTTTGAATTGAAATAATTGAATCGCCTGATATGTTTTGATTCGAACAATTATCAAGAGCTTTTTGTACACTCTCGTTTTCAGTTGTTCCTTCCCAGGCTTCTGTTGTTTCGACGTGAGTGCCGAAGTTAGTTTTTTTGTTGTATTCTACTGTAGTAATAAACATATCTTACCTTTCTTCAATGTTTAATTTAATATAACATCTTTTGACATAATGTCAACCACTTTGTTAATCTTTTTCATGAATTATTTTTATTGTTTTTGCTTTCTTAGGATATAATTGATCTTGAATATGTTCCTCACTAAAGCCACTCATCTTAATATGTTTTCCATTAACATAAACCTTCCACATATAAGGTGGGCCTTTGTATGGTTTTAAATTCATTTTGAATTCCATATTAATTCAACCTCAATGCTGAAGCATCAGCAATACCAAAGTGTATCATTCTTCTAGATTCAATTGGCATCTTAAGAGCATAGTTTGTATTAAAAACTGTATCATATAAATTCATCCAACCAGTTGTATTATACTCGTTAGGGTTATTACTCATAAACCTTAAATTGTTATTCTGTCCACCACCTGATGGCTTCTTATACTTTTTAGAACAGTAAGCAACCAGTTTGTCTATCTTAGGAAAGTCCTTTTGTATATCATACCCTTGATTGTGTAATAAGATTGCCATAGTTATCATACCTTGTGCTACTTTATTACCTGAGTTGATACCGTAGTTTTGTCCATTACCTGATTTGTGTTCTCCCTTTAAACTTCCATTGTTTCTCATAGTACTATAAAAGTCTTTGAATCCATTAAAGCCTGCCGTAAAGTAAACCTCATTCTGATCAGCAATACCCCATAACATATAGGCTACTTTTTTATTAATAGTTTCGTGGTTACCAGGCTCAAAGAAATGTTTCCAACCCCACCTACTAGATAATAATCCATCCATAGGTCCTTGTTCTAAAGCCCATACTCTTTTCTCTAACCAACTATGTACTAACTCAAATTCTTCTTTAGTGTAAAGGTTGTTTTGTTGTAATACAATGTGAGCTTCTATCAAAGGTATAATTGTAGGATAAAACCAATTTAAACTATTACCAAACAGTTGATAATCTGTGGCTGTACTTTTATATAAAAACTTATCTGATTCTAAGATCCTAATCCAATCACCTTCTGCTCCAGATACCATACCGTCCTTTAATCCTGTTAGGTTACCTGTTTGTAGTAAGTGAGAGATAGGGTGTGAGTGTCTCCAATCATTTCTCATTCCACCATCTACTGCTTCATTTTCAAACTGTTCATTTTTCCATATCATTTCATCATCGGAACCTGAAGGAGAGGAAATTATATTAATGTCATAATATTCCTTCCATACTAAAGTTTTACAAGATATAGAACCTTGGCATTCATCAGAAACATCATATTTAGAATTGTTGTTTATAAGGTTACCCCAGATGCCTATCATTTCAGTAGGTTTGATTAGTGGTCCTTTGTCGGCTATATTGATAGCTTTATTATTACCATTAAAATTACTTTTACCAATAAACAATTTTGGTTCTTTGTGTAATGAAGTTATATCTAAATCACAACCTCCTTCTGTTACACATTTAATAGCAAACTTCTTACCAGTAGGCCAGTCAGCTCTCGCCATATCAACCCAAGCCAAAGTTAGAAACAATGCTACTATAAACATAATAGTATTTCTACCCATTTTCCCTCCTGTATAACACCTCATCTAATGATATAGGTGTGGCGTTTATTTGTTCTACACTAACATTAACATACCTCTTATCAGGTATCTTCCTATCGTGTATATGTCCGTGAATGTTAGCATCAAACCTATTCAACTGATCTGGGTGTATAGGAATATGAGTTAACATCATTTTATATAACTCGTGAGCACCTCTAATATCTTTAAAGTACTTCACATAATCTTTAAGGTCAAACAAATCGTGATTACCTTTGATAAGAATCTTCTTACCATTTAATTGCTCAAGTAATGCTAACTTCCTTCTAGGAAATGCTACATCACCTAAGTGATAAACTTTGTCTTGTGGTTTAACAACAGAGTTCCAACGATCAATCATTACTTGGTCACCTTCTTCAGCCGTGTCGGCAAAGTCCCTAACTCTAGAACCATCAAAGTTCTTAAAAGTATAGACGGCATCGTGTCCAAAGTGTGTATCGCTTATAAAATATCTCTCAGCCATTTATCGCTCCAATATTATGTAATCGCCAAAATGTTTGTCGAATGTTTGTACTAAATGTTCATAGTCGCCTAGCTTCATTTCTTCAATAACGCCATCAACGGCAAGTTTCGACCAACCAAGTTGACGACCTAAGTTTTGAGCATTAGCCATTAAACTAAAAGCATTTCCATCAGGTCCTGTTAAATCTATAACAAGTTCTTTTGTTTCTGTTTTCGCTCTAATCATTATAAATTAATCCCTGTTATTATTCCTGTTAAATATAAAAGTCCTATGACACCACCTACTAAAGGTAATCCTAATATCATTGCTTGAGTAAATGATGTCATTATTGAAATTGCTATCCTCATTATTTTAAGTAATGTGGTCCAGTCCAAGCAACACTATAGCCACCATCTAGAATATTACCTCTAGCTTGGTTTAAAGCAGGAGCATTCCAACCCGCCGCCTTAAGTATATCGCCTTTTCTAAAATGTTTAAAGTCTTCTTTTGCTATAAAACCCCAAACACTATTTTCTCTAATAATTTTGATGTATTTTTTACCTTCGGTAACCCTAGTAGTAGAGTCGAAGTTGTTTACTACTTCTTGTGAGTAGTTTGATAATGGTTTAGTACCATTTGATGTAGACCATTTAATATAATCTTGCTTAATAGCATTTTTTAACTGGTCTATTGCTTCATTTAAGTTTTTCATTGTTTGCTCCTTTTATTAACTATACTATTATAATAACATCTTTAGCCAATTTGTCAACCAAAAAGATGGGCTAAAAAGTCGCTATTTTACTAGTCTTTTGAGAGAAATCCAATGATAAACGGCATAGAAATTAGCACAATTAGGTACATTTCAACGGTTGTTAACTCCATTTGTTGACACCCAATTATACATTCACCGAAAAAATTAATCATTCAGTCTAGGATGATCCTTTCCCTTTGTTACAGTAAACGGAAATGGCTTCTCACCTTTTTCCTCTGCTTTTTTTGACTTGTTCCATTTGTCCCAAGTATCCTTACAAAGTTCGTTTCTTTTAGCTTTAGCATCAGCTTTTTTATCAAAGCCTGACTCTACGATTTTGTGTGTCGTCATGCTTTTTACAGAATAGTAATCCATATTATGTTCCTTTCGTTGTATACATATCAATTATTTCATTTCTAGATTTTTCAATAGCTTCAGTTTCTTCTGTGTGTCTAATGCCATCGAAAACACATACAAAATAAATCCCATCTGGACCTGCTTCAACTTTATGAAATAATCCATCTGGAATAGGTACTATATCGTTTGCTTGTACATCAAAAGTTTCCTCACCTACAGTCATTCTTCCTGTACCTTTAACAAACATATAAATTTCTTCTTGGCCCTCGTGTAAGTGTCCACTAGTTGCCTTGTTGGCGTTAAGTTTTGTAGAACTTAATACCAAACGATTAAGTGTGGTGTTATCTTTAACAACATACCTATCATCTTCTTTTATCACTTTACCACCAATATCATCTATTGTTACTTTCAATATCTTCTCCTTTAACAATCTGCTATAGGGTCGTGTGTTAGACTTTCCATTTGTTCTAATCTATTTTTAGGTTCCTTTGATTTAGGTTCCTCATCTTTCCATCTAAATTGATCTGTTGTCCATTCAGGGTCTTCGTAGTTTAGCATTTCCTCACCTGTGTCGATATCACTATCCTCACACGGAACACACTCTGCTACTTTTTCACAAGACTCTGAATCATGGAAATTCCAATCACTAGCATAAACTTCTACAGGCTCATCTTTGTGATAACCCTCTTGCCAGTTTATGTTTTCAACTCCTCCATTTTCAATAACGGCATCAATTGCCTCATCTTTATTATCAGCAACAACATCATATTCTACCCAAACGTTGTAATGCTTTCTTATTCTGAACTTTTGTTTGCCAATGTCTTTGTGTGGCTTATCTTTCATATATTCAATCATTATTAGCCTCCAAATCTGATTTTGCTTTGTTTAATGCTAATACTAAGAAGTCTCTGATAGTTTCATCTATCTCGTCTTTACTATCTGGTCCTGTCATAGGTTGATTACCTTTTAATGGAATCATACAAGTTGGACAGTCGTTAATAACTTCATCATGAATCTCTTTAACCATAAATGTGATGTACACCATAAGACCCAGGATAACAATACTAACTAATTGATTTACTTTGTTCATTTGTTTTCCTTTCTAGTTGTCGTAATAAATCGCGAATGTTTCCGCGAATTCTTTAATAATGTAATCTCTTGGTCTTGTATAACCATATCTACTTCTACCTCTGTATCTTATTCTTCTTTTCTTACTAGGTAGCATTTTAGTAAACTGGTCATATAATGACATTGGAATTCCTTTGAAACTAGAACATTCATATTTGTTCTTAGTCAAGTATTTGTTTAATAATTCTTGCTCTTCAGGCTTAAACATAGCAAAGATATCAAAAGCATCTAACTTCATGTAAGCCTCATTAATATTATAACTTGTAGAATAATAATCACAATAGGAAGAATTGTTCTAATCAATTCCATTGTATGATTATACTCATCTAGTTTTCTTTCTAATTTACTTCTCTTTTTCATATACTCCTTATTGTTGCTCGTTCCACGACTCTTCGTCGTCGGATATTTGTTTTTCAAATGTTTCTTTTTGTTCTTTGTTCATGATATCTTTACATTTACTACTATCGCCTAAACAGTCAAAGAACTTGTCCATAGTGCCTGTTCTTTCTTTAACAGTACCACAGCCTGTTAACAATAACACTAACAATAATAGTGAAATAGATTTCATAGCCCTCCGTAAAACTCACATTGGTTACAATTTGTTAATATTACAGTAAGCATTGTTGCTAATGCTAATACTACAAATAAAATTTGAATATTCGTTGACATTATATTTTCTCTCCTACTTCAAAACCTCTAAATGTTTTAAATCTCGGAAACCTTAAACTGTATGTTCCATCTTGATTTTGTGTAACGGCATCAGCTCTTACTTCTGCTATTTGACCAATTAGTGCTTGTTTGTCTGCCCAGAAGCTATCTCTCTGATCATCTGTTAAGCCACTACCAACATTAACTTTAATATTCTTACCATCATCAGTTCCTTCACAAACCAAAGCACCTAACTTACCTACGTTCTTACCTGTGCCTTCTTCTGTTGCTTTTACTTCTAATGATACTTCTATAAAAGGTTTCATCTTTAACCAATCATGACTTCTTTTACAAGTATAACCAGCATCAAGGTTTTTAATCATTACACCTTCGTAACCACCTTCAACTGCTAGTTTATTAATTTCTGTGAATCTTGCTTGACCTTGTGGGGTGTCGAGGTCAACATCTTCCCACTCTAAACCTCTAACGTGTTCAAGTGCTTGGCTATTTGCTTCGACCCAGACCTTAACACTTTCACTTCTTTTGCTTTGAGGCTCGTCCCACATACCTTTTTTAAAGTCTGCTAACGGAATTAGGTCAAACAAGTACAACACGGCATCTTTGGCGCCAGTTGAACTCTTTCTGTGAACTTGTTTCATTAAATCTTGAAAGTTGTCACTCATTACTTCGCCATCTAATACCATGTCTTCATCAAAGTCTGCTACTGCTTTAATTTCATCACATATATGATCGAAGTTATGAAACTGCTTACCATTTCTACTAAACATTTCAACTGAATCTTTCTTAACAATAGTAATAACTCTTACACCGTCAAGTTTAATTTCAATTTGCTTTTTACCACTCATCTTCTTTTCGTGATTAGCTGAATCGTGTGCTAATTGACAAGTAAATGTAGGAACTATGTAATGTGGAGTCTTCGCTTTCTTGGCGACATTGTTAATAGTCTTTTCACTAACACCACATTTTAAATCTTTAATAAGAATAAGTCTGTACCAGTTGTTCCATTGTTCAACTGTTGCTTGATTCATTATTTCAATAATTTTATCTCTTGCTTCGTGTCCTGTTATTTTTCTATTCTGTAACGGTGTAGCCAAGTTAGCAACAAACTCACTCCAAGGTAAGCCAGGACCATCTACTTTTGCTTCAGGCACTTGTTTAACACCAAATGTAATTAATTTGTCTAGAGCCAGTTTAGCACCAGCAAAGAAAATATGATTCTCACAACCAATTTCACCTAATATAACAGTTTCTTTAAATATTCTACTGTTATCAGAACCTAACTTTTGTATTACTTCCCAAGGTTGAAGTTTGTGATTGCTATCTAATTTCATATTTGCTCCTTTTTCTTTAACATATACAAACATTATAGCATCTACAGGATGTTTGTCAACCAAAAAGACGTCTTTTTTTATGGAAAATCGTGGTTTAAGGGTGGTTAAAGCGTGGTTTTAGTGAATATTTCGTCGAAATACTTGGATAATTTGGCTAAATGCTGTGAATGTACGTGAGCACCATTATCATAACAGTATTTGTTGAACTTTTTTTC